TATTGCAGCACGTCCATCAGGGACAGGTGCGAGCCGTCAGCCTTGCGCGGGCCGATCTCGCGAAGCACGGCATCCAGCCCGGCAATCGGGTTCTGAGCCAATGCCTTCTCGACCTCGACCACCTTGGCCAGGCTGTCTTTCAGTTCGCGACCGTTCGACTTGGCGATCTCATCGAATTGCCGGATCGGCTCGTAGCGTTCGCCGGCTTCACGATACTTCGTGACCTCGGCCTCATGCTCCTGGGTCATGCGGGCGATTTCGCCCTTCACGGCATGGGGAACGTTGCCCCACACTTCCTTCGCCTTGGGCAAAAACCGGGCGGGCGGCTCGTGATACTTCTGGCCCTCAGACTGCCGCGACTTATCCGTTTCCGCCCGCTCGGTCGCGGCCTTTTCAGGCTCGCCCTTTTCAGCCTTGGCGTCGGCTTCCGGCTCGTCGCCTTCCGCTTTCGCCTTGGCGAACTTGCCATCTTCGCCGCGAGCCTTCGCGGGCTTGTCATCCTTCTCAGCCTTTTCGGCCTCGTCCACCTTGGCCTTGGCGTCCTGAGCGGCCTTTTCGCCCTTGGCCGCGGCTTCCTTGGCCTCCTCGTCGCGGATGCGTGCCAGTTCGCCCTTGATGGTGTCACCGGGCGTTTCCGGCTTCGCGGGCTTGGCATCGGCCTTTGCAGGTTCGGGCGCCTTCGGCTCGTTGAGGTTCGGAACACCGCCACCAGTGCCAAGCGGAGCGCCGCCGGGGTCGATGGACGTGGAAAGGGGTTGCGTGCCCTGCACGGGCGCCGCCTGATTGGCTTCCATGGTTCTAATCCTGTCTGAGGGGATCGTTTGCTATTCGATAGCCGCTATTTCCGGCGCGACGTTGCCGGACTTCACGTCTTCAAGCGCCTGCCTGATGTCGGCAACGCGCTGTTCCGGGTCAGGCGTGTATTCAGCCACCTTCGGGCTCTCATTGCCGAGAGCGACGAACTCCTGTCCGAGCGGGTTTCCGCTGGCCTTGTAGGTCGCCTCGAGGTCACGCGGCGTGTCGTACCACCGGCCATCCGCCATCGATTGCACAGGCTCGGCGAAGGCCCGCACAAGCATCGGCGTGGCGAGGTCGGACCTAGGGCCGTGACACATAGGCCCGACGCGGCGATAGACCTTGCGGCCGTCGCCAAGGTCGATCCAGCCGAAGGCGCTCATCGGCCTACGCCTTGAGCGCCGCGATGATGGCGTTGATCTTGGCCTTGCATTCGTTCGCGAGAGCCATGGTCGTCGCCGGATCAGTCGCGTCCGCCGTAGCAATGGCTGTCAGCGCCGAAACCTGCGCCTTGGACGCAACCGCGCCGTCGATCTGGTCGGCCACTTCGGCCGCCAGCGGCGGAACCATGCTCAATTCAACCAGACGGGAAACGTTTGCCATGAGAGTGTCCTTTCCTAAGCCGTTGCGATTGCGGTAATCACGCCGTTCACGACCGTGAACGTCACGTCCTTCGAGACGCCATCAACATCCATGGTGATGACCTGGCCATCGGTGACAGCGACGGCCGTACCGCCGACAAGCGTTACAGGGACGCCGCCAGTCGTATTCGTGACGGGAGCACCGGCATTGGTGATGGTGACGGGAACGCTCATTCTGCCGGCTCCTTCGCTGCCTGCTGTTCGGCAAGGGTCATCTGCCGGTCGCTGCTGCGCTCGGTGAAGTCCTGTGACCTGTCAGCCCTTGCTGTCCTTGGCCCGGAACGATGCATCCTGCGCGCTGTTCTGCGCCTGCATGGCCTGATCAACCTGCTGAGTTTGAGCCTGATTGGCGGCGGTGTATTCGGAAAGCTGCTGCTTGCGCTCATCGAGGCCGATGGAAGCGAGGATTTTGGCAGTCTGCGCCGTGAGGTTGTCGATCTCGGCCTGTGTCTTTGCGCCCTTGGCCTGCAAATCACCGAGTTGCAGTTGCAGCTTCTGGTTCTCCTGCTCGGTCTTGGCCTGATCCGCTTTCGCCTTGATCTGCAACTCTGCAATCTTGCGCTGGTTTTCAGCCTGATCGAGCGCGGCCTTCGCCTGTACGTTGGCAACCGCCGCCTGTGCCTTGGTCATCTCGGCATCGGCGAGCTTCTTGTTCGCCTCGGCAATGGCCTGCTCCGCTTCGCCGTTGCCCTGCCCTGCCATCTGGGCGGCCATCTGCGGCGCGGCGTCGACAAAGTCATCGATCAGCCCGTTCAACTCGCGACCAACGCGGTAAGGCGCTGTGACGAACTTGAGGAAACCGCCGGCAAGAGCAGCGCCAGCCTCACCCATGACGGCAAGACCGGTCAAAGCCTGTGTCGCCTGCGCCACCACGCCCAGGAACTCGTTGCGAGACTGCTTCTCCTGCATCTCGTCGGTCATGATGGTGGAGTCGGTCGCGATCTCGAAGGCAAAGCCACGCGCCCGGTCATCCCGGAGAAGCTCGACCACAGCCTCAATCGGCACGGTTTCCTCGGCCTCTTTCAGCATGGCCGAATATTTCTGGATGATCTGCTGTTGCGCCTGCTGGAACTGTTGCTTGGCCTGATTGGGGTCGACCTGCTGGCCTTGGCCCTGAGACTGCTGCTGTCCCTGCTGTAGCGCGTCCTGCGCCTTCTTGGTCAGCGCCTCAAGTTCGCCCTTGGCGGCTTTCTCGATCTCCTTGACCTTCTTGGCAACCTCGGCTTTCGTCGGGATTTCCATCATGCTCATGTCGAGCAGGGTTTCCGTCGAGAACTTCTCCGAGGCGATCTCGGCCACGATACGCGCCACATCACGCGCCACTCGCTGCAATTCATCGATCTTGTCGCGGACGCGGACCGATCCGTACTGGCTCTTGAGCTGCTGGGCGCCTAGCGTTTCCTCAGCTTCCGTTGCGCCACGCATGATGTCGCTGATGCCGGAAAGCTGATAGAAATCCTCGATCAACTGGCCTCTGGCTTCAATCAGCCCCTGAATGGCCGTGGCAATGTCCGCCAGCGGCATCCACGTCACGAAGCCCGTCGTAGATCCCTGCATGAGAGCCGCGCCGGGAACCGGGATAATGATCTCGTCATCATCGGATCGCAGCGCCTGCTCAACCGCGTCGCCAATGTCGCCACCAGCCGGAACAAGGCCCTTCATCTTGATCTTGTCGAGCAGCAGATAGATGCGGCTCGTCAGGGTGCTGATCTTGGACAGGTGCGCCGCATAGCGCTGATAGTCCGGGACCGGAACAAGCGAACGCCTGCGCAGCGTGCCATAGGCGGGCCGTGGGCAGGGGAAGAAGTCTTTCAGGGTCAGGTGAGGCTTGCCCTCGTCCAGCATCACTGGGCAACCGGGCGCAACCCAATAGACCTTGTTGTCGGCCCTGTGCCAGACTTCCCACACGCCGGCCTTCTTGCTGTCGTCCGCCCCGCCGTTATCCTTGTCGTCACGGCGGATTTCGGTTTTGGCCTGCTGGTAGGCCTTCCCGCTGGTCTTGCCAAACCGCTTGCGCATCTCGGTCTTGGTCATCCACGCCCGACGCGCTACCCAGCCCACATCGGCCCAGCATCGTGCCGGCTCGTGCAGGAAGTCAGTGCGGTCCACATGATCGACGCAAACGCGCTGGCCTTCATCCGTCTCGTACAAAACCCACGGAACGCCGCGATTGGCGAGCGCCAGGTCATCACGCAAGGAAAGCATCGTCTGATCGATGTTGGCGCGGTCGAACGCCGATGCCGTCACCCGCTCCAGCAATTCCGCCGTGGTGTTGTAGAGCGGCCTGCGATCAGCGAACATGGGCGCAACGGCAGGCACCGGAGGATGTGCATAGATAGCCGGCTTGAGGATTTCCATGCTCGACCAGAACAGGTCATAGTCAGGGTCAAGCCAGTTGCTGTCATAGGTCCGGTCACGCGAATACACGTCATCGATGCGCCGGCAGGTATCCTGATAGTCGCGGAACGTGTCCGTTGCCTTCTTGATGGCCGACAGGACGCGCGCGGACGAACGGGCTTCCCCGCCCTCATCCTCAAGCGTGTCGCTGTATTCGGTTTCGATTGGTTCAAGCATGCGCATAGCCAACGACGCACGTTCGACCGTCAGCCGTCCGTGCTTCAATGAAACGCACCGCGCCCATGCGGTTTCGCGCGTAAGCTACCACCGTATGCCCGGCGATAGCGCGGCGCATTTCACGGACGGCTTGGCGAACATAGATGCGATTTGGGTTTGTGATGACCACTGCTATCTCCTGCGAACACCGGGAAGTGCCGGCGCCAGCGTATATCCATCTTCAACGGCGTAGATCGGCTTGGGCCTGTCAGGCTTCGGCTTGCTGCCCGCGCTCATCCGGTCCATCAACTGGCCGACAAGGCCCAGCGCATCCACCTGATCGTCATGAACGCCAACCGGGAAACTCATCATTTCGCTGATCAGGTCAGCTAGGAACGGCGCGTCCCGATGGACATAAAGCCCGTTCATCGCCATGCGGCCACGGATCGATTGCGCCCTGATCGCCTTGTCGCCGCGTGTCGCGAAACTCTCTCTGGCGACGTAAGCCGCCCGCTCCATCATGCGCTTGACGAGGAATGGCCCGACGCCGGACTTGATCTGGCCTGTTTCCTCAGCCCACCCGACCGGCTTCCATTTCAGGACCAGATCGCAGAAGGCCTCAACCCACACATCGGATGATGCCTGCCCTCGCCATAGGTCCAGCAGGTACATGCGGCCGTCAGGATCGAGGCCGATCACCACATGAACGGTGAAGTCGCCGCCGTCCGCCGTGACAGCGTAGTCCGACCCGCCATAGATCAGCATTTGATCGCGCGGCGGCAGCTTATCGACGGTGTGTATCCACTCCCGTTTGAAGTAGTCTCCTGTCTCCGGGCTTGGCCGCTGCTGGTAGAGCGCTGACCAATCTCTGGCGCCGATGGCAAGCTTGATCTTCTCTAGCGCTTCTATGTTGTACTGTTCGGGCCATAGAGCTTCGCCAGCATCGCTGATTGCCGGCAGATCGAGGCACACCCAGCCTTCGTGCTGATGATCCTGGAGCAACCAGCCCGACAGATCGTCCTCATGCCAGCGCGTCTGGATAATCACCACGCGGCCACCGGGCATCAGCCGCGTGTAGGCGGTGGACGTGTACCAATCTTTCGTCTTCTTGCGGATTATCTCCGAATCCGCGTCTTCTCGGTTTTTGACAGGATCATCAATGAGCAGCAGGTGAGCGCCGCGCCCGGTAAGCGGTCCACCCACGCCAACCGCATAAAATGCGCCACGCTGAGAAAGACTGTGTTCATAGCCGCCCTGCGATCCCTCGATGTGAAACCGCTTGGCGCTCTTGCTGTCGTCGGCCAGACCAACGCCGGGGAACACAAGCTGGTAGGCTGGGTCTTCAATCTGGTTCTTGACCTTGCGACCGAAATCGTCGGCCAGCTCCTGCGCATATGTGGCGGTAACGACGTAATGGTCAGGATTGCGCCCCAGATACCAAGCGGGAAAGAACTCGCTCGCCAGCATGGATTTGCCATGCCGTGGCGGCATCGTGATCATGAGGCGCTTGATCTCGCCGCGCTCGACTGCCTCAAGATGGCGTGCGATCAACCTGTGGTGCGCAGCGTCCCTGTAGCCGGGCCATTGATATGCTGCATATGCTATGAGCCGCGAGAACGCGAAGTCCTCAGCGGTCGGCGCGAGTTGCGGCTGCAACCGCTGCATCCCTTTGCTCTTTCGTGGTAACTTCGACCGACCCGCTATGGTGCTGCTCAACCCTGTCGCGCCAATCATTTGGCTTGCGATTGGTTAGCCACAGCTTGGCGGCGCTGGGGTCGGGCGGTACATGCTCAACCGTCGCGGCTCGAATAATCTCGCCCTGCGACTGGAAAATCTTCTCGCTTTCGTAGCTGTAGCCAACAGCGCGATTGAACAGCGCGCGTTCCACTCTCGTATCGGAATTTTCCTTGCCGACTATGAGCGCCTGACAAAAATCGTCATGGACGTTCTTCCAGCGATAGATAGTGCGAGTGTCTACCTTGAAGAAATCCGCCAACTCGAAATCGGTAGCACCCAGCGCGCAGAGCTTTGCGGCCTGTTCCGCATACTCCGGCTTGTAGTCAGTCGGCCTCCCGCGCTCAGCCACCGTTGCCCTCAATCTCTGGATACGTGGCAAATGTGCCGACGAACCTTTCAGGGTTCTGTGCGGTCGCGTAGCGCATGGAGGGGCCGTACATCAGATCGAAGTCCTCGCGCCGAAGATTGCCCTCTGGACCGTCATGGCTTCGCCATTCGGAAATGTAGAGGCCACAGCCGACGTACTTGGTTTTCAGATCAGCCATCGCTCGGCCTCCCGCGCCCTTGGCTAGGCATTGGCGACCGTGGACGCTGTATTGGCGCACCCCTCAAGACCGCCGCTCTCCCTGCCGATGCGGCGAAGGGCTTTCGAGAATAAGTCCGCGCAGTATCCATCCGGCCCGATGACCTGATAGACGCGCCCGCCAATTAGCAGGCATTCGCCGTGCGGGGTCTCCACAACCTTGGCGAATGGCATGTCGGACACCAACACGTCAGCTTCATCGCGCATGTCTCTGTCTCTCTTGCTGTAAGGGTGCGAGGCGGCCGGGCGTCTACATCCGGCCCTTGTCAGCGTTCGCATACGTTGCCGCCATGGACGGCGAATTGAACGGGCTATCGCTTGCAGGACTCGTTCTTCATCCGCCCTAATGGAAACGGCGGTGATTTCTCCACGAATCACCGCCGTCAATGCAACCAAGCCACAGGACGGCCCGGCAACATGTTCAATCACCCCGCCTACA